TTATATTAGGAGGTATATATATCTAAACAAGGAGAGCCGATTATGTTTGAAACAGATAAATCCAAGATTAAAGCGATAGTTGTAATTTCAGAAGCAACTAATTCTGTAATAATACATTTTGATGGCTTTCAAGATACATTAGAAGCACATGACTTCAGCGATTACATGATAGAACAACTAGGAATAAAACCATTGCAATATACTATGAATAAAACTATTCATTAAGGGGGGTTTTATTTAAATATGGCAGAAATCACAATTCCATACACACCAAGAAAATTACAAAAATTTTTGCACCAACAAATGCTTAAGCAGCGATTCAATGTAATTGTTGCACATAGGAGGTCTGGCAAGACTGTAATGTGTATCAATCACATGATCAGAGATGCTTTGACTAACACAAAACCAAATCCAAGATATGCCTTTATTTCGCCAACATTCAAACAAGGTAAATCTACTGCATGGGATTACATAAAAAATTTCGGCAAGAATATACCTTTTGTAAAATTCAACGAATCAGAATTAAGATGTGATTTTCCTAATGGTGCAAGAATTACAATTTTAGGTGCAGAGAATGATCAGGCATTGAGAGGTATATTTTTAGATGGTTGTGTCATGGATGAAACCCAAAGCATATCCCCAACAATATTTCCAGAGATTATCAGACCTGCTTTGGCTGACCGAAAAGGATGGTGCATTTTCATTGGCACACCCAAAGGACAAAATTATTTTTACAAATTACACAAAGATGCACAAGAACAAAAGGATTGGTGGACAGGAGTGTTTAAGGCATCTGAAACAAAGATATTAGATCAAGATGAATTAGACTCTGCCAAAGAAATGATGTCAGAAGATTTATATGATCAAGAGTTTGAATGTTCATTTCAAGCTGCAATTACAGGATCATACTATGGTGCTATCATAGAACAATTAGAAAAAGACAAAAAAATTACAAGTGTGCCTTATGATGAAAATTTAGAAGTGGAAACATGGTGGGATCTAGGTTTAAAAGACTCTACAGCTATTTGGTTTGTCCAAAGGCATAAAGATGAAATTAGAGTGATTGATTATGAAGAATCATCTGGTGAGGGATTAGATTTCTATGCTGACCTACTAGACTCCAAACCTTATAAATATGATAGACATATAGCTCCACATGATATAAAAGTTAGGGAACTAGGAGCTTTTGGAAAATCAAGACTGGAATCTGCTCTGGAATTGGGTATATCTTTTGATATAGCTCCTAAACTTTCTATTGAAGATGGTATTGAGGCAGTTAGAAAAAATTTGCCAAAATGTTATTTTGATAAAGAAAAAACATATCAAGGAGTAGAAGCATTGAAGGCTTACCAAAAAAAATGGGATGATAAAAACCAATGTTTTAAAAATCGACCCATACATAATTTTGCAAGTCATCCAGCAGATGCTTTTAGATATGGTTGTACTTTTGTGGGTGGAAGAATGACAGATTGGAAAAAACAGATTGAAGTTAATACAAGTTACATAATTTAACATGGCTGAATTAGATTTAAAATTAAAAACACTTTTAGGTAATCACATTGAAACTGCTTTAGGATATTTAGGTGGTAATCTTTCTGAAGCTAGAAAAAAATCTATTGAATATTATTTAGGCGATAAACTTGGAACAGAAATAGATGGTCGTTCACAAGTGGTATCAACTGATGTATCTGATACTATTGAAAGTATATTACCAAACTTATTAAGAATATTTACTGCATCTGATAAAGTAGTTAAGTGTGAACCTGTAACTGCTGAAGATGTACCTTTAGCTGAACAAGCAACTGCATATTTAAATCATGTCTTTTACAAAGACAATGATGGCTTTCAATTATTATATAATTTTTTCAAAGACGCATTGATTGAAAAAAATGGTTTCTTAAAAATTTATTGGGATGAATCAGAAACTGTTGAATTTGAAACTTATCAAAATTTATCTAAAGCAGATAAAGATGCTTTGAATGATACTAAAGATGAAATAGAAATTGTTGAAGAAGAAGAATTTGAAGATGAAACAGCTAAAAAAGAATTTGATAAAATTTTTGAACAATACAGAGAACAAGGTTTAGATTTCCCTGAAACAGAAGCTCCAAATTTTACTTTGTATAATTGTAAAATTAAAAGAACAAAAAAACATGGTAAAATAAAAATTGAATCTGTACCCCCTGAAGAATTTTTAATTGATCGTAATGCTAAAACAATTCAAGATGCAGATTTTGTTTCTCATAAAGTTTTAATGTCAAGATCAGATTTAGTAGCTATGGGTTATGATGAAGAAGAAGTAAAAAATCTTCCAGCTTCAAGTGATGATATTTATAATACTGAAGATATGGTCAGGCAAAGAAATGTAGATGAATACCCAGTAGATAATTACACTCAAGGTCAAAACACAAAAGTTTTAATTTATGAATCGTATGTAAGATACGATCAAGACGAAGATGGTATTGCAGAACTTCGTAAAATAGTTTCAGCAGGAGATAATGGTTCTACAATTTTAGAAAATATGCCATGTGATAATATTCCATTTGTAACAATAACTCCTATTCCAATGCCACATAGATTTTATGGCAGATCAGTTTCTGAATTAGTAGAAGATATTCAATTAATGAAATCAACTGTAATGCGTCAGTTGTTAGACAATATGTATTTAACTAACAACAATAGAGTTGCAGTTATGGATGGCATGGTGAACATGGATGATCTTTTAACAACTAGACCTGGTGGAGTTGTTAGAACTAAACAACCACCAAACCAAGTAATGCAACCTTTACAAGCTCAACCAATATCTAATCAAGCATTTCCATTGTTATCTTATTTAGATACAGTTAGAGAAGCTAGAACTGGTATTACAAAGTCTGCACAAGGTTTAGATGCAGATACATTAAATTCAAAAACTGCAACTGGAGTAAACACTTTGATGACGCAAACACAAATGCGTTCAGAATTGATTGCAAGAATATTTGCTGAAACAGGTGTTAAAGATTTATTTAAAAAAATATTTGAACTTATGGTTAAATATCAAGACAGAGAAAGAGTTGTTATGATAAATAATATTTATGTTCCTGTAAAACCTACAGAATGGAAAGATAGATTTAATATATCTATTGTGGTTGGTTTGGGTACAGGTTCAAAAGAACAACAAACTGTTATGTTAAACAGTATTTTAGAAAGACAGATACAAGCATTTCAATTACAAGGTGGAAAAGAGTTTCCAATGGTAAATTTAAAAAACATTTATAATACTTTATCTAAAGTTATTGAGAACGCAGGTCTAAAAAATGTAGAAAGTTACTTTGTTGACCCTGATTTAGGCAAACAAATGATGCCACCACCTAGTCCTCCACCTTTAACACCTATAGAAAAAATAGAATTTACTAGAATTGATGCAGAAAATAAAAGAAAAATTGCTGATCTTGAGTTGCAATACAAAGAATTACAACATAAATCAGAAGAAATGGCTTTAGATTTTGAAGCTAAGATAAAAGAAATGGCTTTAAAATATAATACACAATTAGATACAACAAAAATTAAAGCTGATGCAGACCTAGACAAGATGATGATGGCTAATCAATCCAAGATTCTTGAAAAAGCACAACAATCTGCTAATATGTTCAGCAAACAAGTACAAGGACTAGATGAAAATCAAAGACCAGGCAAGGAGATCGCAGGAAATCAGCCGATCCAACCAAGCCAAACAGATACTAGAGAATAAAATTTTTATAGAGGCAATAGAATCTCTAAAAAAACTTTACTCTGAAGCACTACTTGAAAAAACTGGTGCTAAAGAAAGTGATACCAGAGAAAAACTTTGGATTGCTTATAATGTTGTTGGTAAAGTTGAACAACATCTGCAAACTTTAATTGAAACAGGAAAACTTGCAGAGAAACAACTTGAAGATTTTAGACAACAACAAACTAAAACAAAATTTTAACTACATAGTTAAAATAAGCCAAGTCATAAGACAGCTTAACAACAGGAGGACAAATGTCTGACTCAAACCCATTGTTGTCAAATACAACAATACAAGGTGCTGCTAAACATATTGAAGGTTTAATGGACACAAAAGGTGTTATCACTAAACCTCAAGAAGAAGAAGCACAAGTTGAACCGAAAGAAGAAGCGAAAGCTGAAACTGAAGTTGAACAAAAACCTGAAGCTCAACCTGAACAGGAAGCTCCAGTTGAAGAAGAAGCATCCGAAGATCAAAATGCGATTGAAGAACAAACAACCGATCTACACCAGGTCATAGTAAATGGTGAAAAGATTGATGTTGACCTTGAAGAATTAAAAGCAGGTTATCAAA